AAGAATATCGTCATATTTTGTTGGTGTGAGTTTCACAATTTTTTCAATTGCGTAAATACCAACTAAAACATATTCCCAATTTGCTGCTATCCATTCAGTCATTTTTATTCTCCGTTTTGATTAGAATTGTAATATTGCGTAATCGTAACGCAATGTTAATTCGATATCTACTGGATCTGTACCATTTGCAAAATCTACATCATTGAAGTTAACATCCTGTGCCCACGCACCTTTTAATGTCCATTCTTCAACAATATCTCCTACTGGACCCAATAAATTAAATGTAATATCTTTTTTATAAAAATCTGAGTATCCATCACGACCTGTTACTGATTCGTGGGATAATCTCACCCATTCCATACATGCTTGTGCTGCTGATGGTACAATAGGGTCATATAATGTAAGTGCTAATGGTTGCCACTCACCTTTACCTTTAATGTATCTCTTTACATTAATATGGTCTAATACTATTTCTTCAAATGTTATTTGAGGTCTTGCTGCAGTTTTTATTAAATATGCGGGTAGACCTTCAATATACATGACATACCGGTTTTTAGTTTTTGGTTCAAACGGTGTGAACATTATTTCTGAAGGATCAATTAACTCTGGCATTTCCAATTCTCCTATTGTTAAATTCTGTACGGTTTTTGTACTTCAAGTATAAATATCAAACTAATTAAAAAAAATGAATTTCTATATATGTCAATTTGTAGAAGTTTTTTAGAAGTTTTATAGGGCAATAAAAAACCCCATAATTAAATGAGGTTTCTTATTTCGTTTTACGAATTAGTCTGGGAACGATGCTCCTGTGGGTAATACCACGAAGTCAAGAACAATAAATTCCGCTGTTCTCGTAGGTTGGATAAATATCTGTCCTACAAGACGGTTTCTATCAACAACATCAGGTGTGTTATTGCTATCGTCCATCACTACTCTAAATGCGTTCAAACCACTATTGGCCTGGACACTTTCAAGGTAAGGATTGACAATATTCAAGAAACGATTCCTCGTTGCTGTTGTGTTCTGTTCGAATACTAAATATCTTGAAGATGACGCAATGAATTTCTTCAATGCAATCAACAATCTACGAACATTGATTCTATCAAGTGCTGATGGTTTAGACTGAAGTGTTTTCTGTCCAAATACCGTTACACCTTGACCTGGGAATGTTGCAATTGGATTAACTCTATTTTCATACAGTTTATCTCTCTCAGCGTGAGTTAATCGTGTTTTAGCTTCTAAAACAGAAGTTAAACCACCACGATTTAAACCAGCTGGTGCAAACCATTCGTGTGCTATCTTATCTGTAAAGGATATTACACCTGGTAGAACAACTGAAGGTGGCACCCAAACTGGTAATTGTGTTTCAGAATCAACTACTTTAACCCAAGGAAAATATGTCCCTGCGTAGTTGGTATCTAATGCACTTATACCGTTGGTTGCGTTATCAATTGTATCACTCCATGCAAATCCATCCAATACATAAAAAGCATCACCACGAGCTTCAATTTTTGAAATTGCGTGGTTGGTCACTGCACTATGTACAATTGAACCACCTTTACTATGAAGTACACCTGGGATAGCCAATAAATTAATATCGAACTCATCAGGATTACTTATAGCATTGATTGCTCGTTTGTATGCTACAGAACCACTTGCTGCTGCGGATGATAAATCAAATCCTTGTGTGTTTGTACCAGAAATATCATTTCCAGTAGCTTTAATCACAGTTGGATCATCACCATCAAATCCCCATTGTAGAGGCATTACAAATTTCCTCTGTGCAATGTCTGAATTTGCTAATGTTATTGCTGTTGAACTATTTGCTGCCGTAGAAACATTTAAGTCTCCTGCTGCGTTATCATCACCATTCATATTTGCTAATGAAAATACACTATTTGAACCTGTAGTAGCGTTATAAGGAATAGGAGCTAAATACTCTCTATTATCCTTTAACTTATAATCAAATCCATAAAATACGTTTTGGTCAAAATCACCAACACCATTTTTCTGTTCTGATTTAAATGTTATTGTAGGTACATTAGCACCTAATACTGGATTATTCACTGCTTCAAATCCAAAAGGTACTACATTTTTAGCTAAGTTTCTAAGATCTGCATAATCACCAATACGAATCCATTTAGATTGATTTGGCCAATCACCTTTATAGGTTAATTTACCATTTGAATCAATTTCAACAAATCTATCACCAATTTTTCTTGCGAAATAGTTGTTTGAAGTTCTATCAAAATTACAATTATCAAACTGTTCAAGAACTATATTATCATCTGCTTGTGCTGGGTTATTTTTTCTTACCTGTACAGAGAATTCACCATAATCCGAACCAGGAATTGAACCAGCCGCTTTAATATTCAATACACATACTTTAAATTCTTCATTCACACTTGTTCCGTGAGATAATGAATAAATTCTAAATAAGTTATTGTATGAACGAGTTGCTGTTGCTCCTTGGTCAATTACGATTGGTGTTCTTGCCACAGAATAATCACTATTACCTGTCCAAGTTGCTGCTACACCAGTTGCTCCATATTGTGCTGAATATCCAGTTCCACTTTGAAAATCCTGTCCAGCCGAACCACTTGCACTATTTGCTACTGATAATTCAGTCCAAGACTGATGATTATTGTGTGCAGTTTCTTTAAATACTTTGTATAGGTATACTTTTGATGTATTGTTCATTGGATCAGAACTAATCACTTTATCAATAAACAAATCACTTGATGTTGCAAACGATGCACTTATTGTTTCATGAAATGTTCCAGCTGTATTAGTAGAACCACTTATGTGGATTACAAAATCACCAGCTGTAACTGAAACAGTTGAACCACTTTGTTCTACACCACTTCTCATTACTCGTGTTCCATCAATTCCAAGTGCCCCAGCACCACGTGATGGTGCTAAAACTGCTATTAAATCTTCGTTGGATGAACCACTTGCAACTATATTAACATAATCTGTCTTATATCCACCAATACCAAGAACTCTAACTATTGTTACAGAACTGGCACTTTTAAGATATTCTTGTACTGTATAGGGAACATAATAATCTTCGCTCACTTTACCAAAAGTATTTTCAAATTCTGAAAAATTACTAAGTATGGTTGGTGTGAATGCTGGGCCCTTTTGAGTTGGCCCTATTATTGCTGCCCCAATATCAGAAATACCTTGTGGTAGAAAAGACAAGTCCCGTTCTTCTGTGAAGACTCCAGGACTTACTATTCTTTCCGCCATTATTTTTCTCCCAATTTATGAGGTTGTTTTAATACAAATTAAAGTTATATATAAATATAAGCCAAATTTCTCAAACATTAGTTTTGAGGAGTAAATTTACCAGTTTCTACATCAAGATTACCAATTCCGTACTTATCTGTCATCTTTTTTACAATTCCTTGTTCAGATTCTCTAGCTTCATCATATGCAACATGCAATTTTTGTTCATTAGATTCTATATTATCCAATTCCTTATTTAATTGACTACGTTGTAAAGCAATCTGTCCAAGTTGTAAAGCTATACCTTGGTATTTTTCTTGTAAAGATTTAATCTCTTTGATCTCTTCTTCTGGTACTACTACTTCTGATTTTTTCGTTTCGTCTGCCACGTTAAAACCTCCATTTTTGTTGTTATAAATGTATCTAACTATAAGTATCTAATTAGATTTCAAATCATCAATTTCTTTTTTCAGTTCTTTAATTGATTCTATCAGAACGGGGACTAATTTATTATAATCCACCGATTTAAATTTTCCTCTACCATGTAAACCTTCGTGTTCTTTCACAAGTTCAGGAATAACTGCTTCTACTTCTTGTGCTAACACTCCAACATCGTGTCCCATATCTTCTCGTTTCCAATCATACTCAACACCACGAAGTTTCATCACATCAGATAAACCATATTTCATATCTGTGATATTCTCTTTCAAATTCATATCAGATGCGACGGTTGAAGAATATGCAACAACGTCAGCGTCTGCGTGAAATGTTCCACCCGCTGTAAATCTAAATTCTTCTACATTTGATAAATACACTTTAATATTATCATCTGTACCAAAATCAATCCAATCACCACTAGCATCTCTACCAACTTTAAGTCCAGTATTATATATTGAAGTAATAGTTGTTTGTGCTGCTGTTACTGCAACATCATTAGCATTTGCTGTAATTCCATCTCCACCAATTACATTTATCACTCCACTTGTGGCAGTCGTTCCTGCTCCTGCCAATTCAGTTGCTACATCATCATGTACCATACCAGTTTGAACTGCATTTGCTTGTATTGTTCCAGCTGCTGTAACATTACCACTTCCATCAAAACTTGGTGAAGTCCATGCAACATCACCAGTCATTGCTATTGTTCTACCAGTAGCCAAAGCAGTTGCTGTAGACGAATTTCCTGTTAATTCACCTGCCAACGCAGTTGATGTAATGGATGTTGCTCCTGTTACCACACCAGCGTCTATACTAATTGTTCCGTCTAATAAAATTGCCGAACCTGCTGCTGGTTCGATGTTAATTGCTGCTCCAGAATCTAATGTTATTAATCCTGCTGAAGCAATCTCAGCAGTACCATCGATTGTAAATAAAAGATTTGCTGCTGCGGCTGCTGTATCAACCGTAGTAAAAGTCAAAGCACCATTGGTAGATGCTGCTATAGTGGCCGTATCATCTGTTGATGGTGTCATCACAATTGAATCATCTGTAATAACCGTTGTACCGATTGTAAAATCTGTTGTTGCGTCAATTGTAGTACCCACAATAGTACCTGCAGCTACTGCACCTATTGCAGTAAAATCACCTGCGGCTTGAGTTGCTGCCCCAATTACTGTATTATCAATAGTTCCACCATCAATATCAGGTGTATTAATATCAGGACTTGTTAAAGTTTTGTTTGTAAGTGTGTCGGTTGAACTAATAGTTACTAAATTAACTTCTGCATCTTTCAATCCACCAATCCATCTATCTTCACTTACATCCCAGAGTAATGAACCTGTTTCTGTTGTATCGGCATCATTTATATAAAGTCCACCATCTCCTGCTGCTGAACCAGCATTTAATGTAACTATTCTATCTCCAATATCTAAATTTGAACTTGAAACATATGTTAAATCTCCTCGTACTTCCATACCACCAGTTACAATAATTCCTGTAAATGATCCAGATGCTGGTGTTGCTGCACCAATAACTGTTCCATCAATATTTCCACCATTAATATCAACTGTAGTAAGTGTAGAAGTTCCTGTAGCAGTAATTGCGTCTATATGACCTGTATCAATATGAGCTTCTGCAAATTGTAACGCAGAAGTTCCTAAATCTCTTGCACTATTTGTAGATGGTACTATGTCCGAATCGAATCGACCCGTTGCTGTAATTGTATCACCCGTAGCGTCTCCTAAATCAACATTTCCAGTTGCTACTAAAGTTGTAAAAGTACCAGCTGCTGGAGTATTACCACCTACAACTCCATCTGATGTTCCAACAAATGCTGTCGATGTAATAGATGTTGCTCCTGTTACTACACCCGCGTCTATACTGATTGTACCATCCAATAGAATTGCTGAACCTGCTGCTGGTTCGATGTTAATTGCTGCTCCAGAATCTAATGTTATTAATCCTGCTGAAGCAATTTCAGCCGTGCCATCTACTGTAAATAAAAGATTTGCTGCTGCGGCTGCTGTATCAACTGTAGTTATAGTCAGAGCACCATTAGTAGATGCTGCTATAGTGGCCGTATCACCACTTGTTGGAGTCATCACAATCGAGTCGTCTGTAATAACCGTTGAACCTATTGTAAAATCTGTTGTTGCGTCAATTGTTGTACCTGTAATTGCACGAGCCGTGTCAGCACCAAGTATACCATCAACATTAGTACCAATTAAATCGGTAGAAGTAATTGATGTTGCTCCTGTTACTACTCCTGCATCTACACTAATTGTTCCGTCTAATAAAATTGCTGAACCTGCTGCTGGTTCAAGGTTAATTGCTCCACCCGAATCTAATGTTACGGTAGTACCAATTGCTTCAAACGTTCCGTCAGCGGTAATTGTTATGTTTGCTGCTGCGGCTGCATCATCTACTGTAGTAATAGCCAATGCACCATTGGTAGCTCCACTAAAAGTAATCGTATCACTTGTTGATGGTGTCATCACAATTGAGTCGTCTGTAATAACCGTTGAACCTATTGTAAAATCTGTTGTGGCGTCTATTGTAGTACCAACTATTGCGGCAAATGTACCAGCTACTGCTGATGCTGCACCAATAGTAGTTCCATCAATACTTCCACCATTAATATCTACTGTAGTAACTATTCCTAAATCTGCAACTGTTCTACCTGCGTTTGTCCAGTTATTACTAAATGACAAACTTGAACCATCGTCTGCACTAATTGTATCGAGTGCTATATCACCCACATTAGTAATGTTTCCATCACTAAAAGATGTGGCGGTTGTAGAAGCAATTACAAGAGTTCCATCATCTGTAATTGTGTTATCAGTAATGACAGTTCCACCGATTGTAAAATCAGCTGTGGCATCTATTGTTGTACCTTTAATTGTCGTATGTGAAGAAGCTCCAATAGTAGCCCCATCAACTGTTCCACCATTAATATCTGCTGTAGTGATACTACCTAAATCTGCTACCGTATTTCCAGCGTTTGTCCAATTACCTTGAATATTATCAAGTTCTATTCGTGATGCACTTACTGAATTTACTGCAATGTGTGCAAATGAACCACTTGATGTGGCTGAACCACTAATAGTTGTTGCGTTAATTGTTAATATATCCGCTCCATCGTCTGTAATAACTACATCTCCACCATCAACATCTATCGCCAAATCTCCAGCGAGATCCATAGTTAAATTAGCATCATTTGTAATCGTATCTGCTGTAAGTACCAAACCATCAATTGTAAAATCAGTTGTAGCGTCAATAGTCGTACCTTTAATTGTAGTAGCTGATGCTGCTCCAATTGCAGTTCCGTCAATTGCTCCACTATCAATATCTACATTTGTAGAATTAAAGTTGCCGTGGTCTAAATTAGCTCCTAATGCATCTGCATTCAAAGTATCTATATATGCCACACCATCTATGTATAAATCTTTCCATTGTGTACCAGATGCACCCAAGTCATCGGCATCATCACTTCCAGGTAAAACATTATTTCCACCTGGGTCTAATATAATATCTGCGGCTGCTATAATTTTTAAATCTGTATCTACATCAACATAATCAGCTGCACTATCTATTTCTAATCTTGGAACTCTTAAATTACCACCTGATTGTACTAATACATCTGATGTTTCAGTTAATGTTATTCCACCGTTAGCCCAATTTATAACACCTGCTGCACCTAAATGTAAATCGTTCCATCCTTTAGTAGCACTACCTAAATCGTATGTAGCATTTGCATTTGGAGTTAAATTTGAAGTAATATCTGCACCAATACTAATAGAATCTGTATCTGCATCTCCAAGTGTTAAATCTCCACCTATAAAAGCATCTCCCACAATATGTAGTTTAGAACCACTAAGTACTGAACCACTTAAGTCCGATACTAAACTTCCACTTGCAAACGTTATTCCATCTGGAGTTGCAGTCATTGTTTGTACTGTATTTCCAGTTTTATCCATAAAATGAATAGAGCTAGTAGATACATATAATTCTTTCCAGGGTCTACCCGCATTTCCTAAAGTATAGGTGTCAGAATCTCCTGGTATAAAATGAAAACTTGCCGTTGCAGTATTTATAGACTGCGACATCACTAACATTGCGTCCGTTGATTCTACAAGTATTCCTTTTGGGTGATGTAAATCACTCGTGATTAAACTACTATGTTTTTTTGCCATTTCTTATTCCCTTTAAGATGCTCCAGTTATTACTACTTCATTATTTTGGGTGGTAATTTGTTCAAAATCCATTATAGTTGATGTCTCTTCTGTTACTACCATATTTGCTAATACATCAAATGTTACAAGTTCCGAACCTGCTTGTTTAACAGTAGTTGCATCTAATGAACCAGTAAATTCATGTTTACTACCTGAAAAATTTGTAGATCCTGTTACTTCAAAGCCACCCCCATCAATTTTGATTTTATTACCAAATCTATCAAATCCTAAATATGAAGTAAGTGACATATTATACTATTTCCAAAATACTACAAAATGCCTGTAGTGTAGATGCTGCATCAGCCGTAGCCTTTAAAACATCGGCTGTTTCTAAATTTATTGGTTTATCCAATACTACCGTTGTACCATTTGGTACTGCTAAATTCTTTGCTATATAAAAATCACTCCCTGCACTGGAATCCGTTACAAAAATATCGACTAGCCCAGCATTTGATGCGTGTATATTTGAAATATATACTGCGTGAACTACTGCCGTTGTCGAACTTGGTGTTGTATAAATTGTTGTTGCACTATCTGTAATTGCAACTCCCTTATTTTTAAATGTATTAGCCATTCATTATCCTCCGAAAACTATTCCAAAAACTACCGCATTTACATCTGTTACATTTGTTAGTCCTGTACCATCACCACTTAAATTAGTTGCCTCTACTTTACCAAACGAACCAGTTGAAGTTGATGAACCACTTATGTTTCCAGATGCCTGTATAATTCCTGTTACATCTACACCAGTATTTGTAGTTTCAAGTTTTGTACTATTATTATAATTTAAATCTACTGAATTTGCTGAGTTTAAAACCAACATAGTTTTAGAACCAGCTGCATTCTGGAATGTCTGTGTTCCACCCAAATAATTTAGGTTTCCAGTTCCATTATCTTTTATGTAACTATTACTACCATCGTGGTATAGTTGTAAATCATTTTCATCACCAATATTTAAAACTGCATCATCTGCAAGTTTTACGCCACCACTTCCTGTAATTTGATTTAAATGGGCTGAACTGCCCGATACTATGACTTTTTTCCAGTTTGGCATTTAAGTTATTCTCCTATTGCGGTTGGTTACTCTTTCGAGCCCACTTCCCATCCTCTACCATAAAGATGGGCCAACATTATAATACAAGTTATTCTCCTAAACCTTCTAAGTGTTTCTTCATTAACTTGTATTCTTCTTGTAACTTTCTTGTTACGTGTAATACGTTCTGAACCTCTGATATCTTATGTCCAGCGTTTGCTACTATTTCTAATAAAAATTCTATTTCTTGGAAAGACATTGGGTGTACATATGCCTTACCCTCTAATACTTTAATACCACCTTTTACAGTAAGTCCCATTTGTAACCTCTTATTTAATTAAGACCAAATCCAAATATCCCCTGCTACTGTCCTCGAACCGGCGTGGTCTGATGTTTGTACATAAATCATTCCTCGTCTTGTAGCTGCATCAGTACCGAAATCACTTGGATTTTGTGTTGCTCCACCTTCCCAATCATCTGGGGGTGCTGCCGATTGTGAAACCGACACTAAATATTGTCGTGGTGTTGCTGTAGTTGCACTTCCTGAAGTATCATCAGCTGCTGTTAATGCCCATCTTGATGCACTATCGTCATAGAAAAATGCTGAACCAATACCACCTGCTCCTGTGTTAGCAATAAGTCCAGAATCTCCACTCGTTGAACCACTTGCCACTATTATAAATCTGTCTGCAACTCTTAAATTAGTTGAATCTATTGTAGTCAATGTGCCATTCACATCCAAACTACCATTTACCGTTACATCACCAGTAGTTGTAATTGAATCTATATATGCATTTGCCCAATATAGTCCTGTTGTTCCTAAATCTCTTGCACTATCTGTAGATGGTACAAGTGCGGAATCAAATCGACCCGTTGCTGTAATTGTATCACCCGTAGCGTCTCCTAAATCAACATCTCCTGTTGCAATCAAAGTTGTAAATTTACCAGTTGTATGTGAAGCTGCTCCAATAGTAGTTCCGTCAATAGCCCCACTATCTATATCAACATTGGTCATTTCATGATTATTAAAATCTATTTCTACTGCTCCATCTCCACCCCAAGTAAGTTTACCTGCGGCGTGTGTTAATGTTACATCACCACCATCTAAATTAATAACTCCACCACTACCTAAATGTAAATCATTCCATCCTTGAGAAGTTGTACCCAAATCATAAGTTGCATCTGTGTTTGGTGTTAGGTTAGAACCAATATCTGCCCCAATAGTAATAAGATCAGTGTTGGCATCTCCAAATGTAAGGTCACCTTTTATAATTGCGTCACCATGTACATTTAAGTATCCGAATGAACCCGATGAAGCGTGAGATCCTGATATTTGATTTGCACCAATATCAACCATAGATGCCGATATATGTAATTCTGTACCTGCTGCTATGGAAAGAATACTACCATCCGAAGAAATATGTTCTCCACCTTGGTCAAAGAAATAAAGTTTTCTATCATCAGCGACACGGATAACTTCGTTACCTCCCTGTGTCTTAAATACTAAATCATCACTTGCTACTTTTAACTGAACATCGATTTGGCCGGCCGTTCCATCCATATCTATTGCTAACTGTGCAGTTCCTGCATCCTCAAACGATACATCTCCTGCTGCCGAATCAATTTTTATAGTAGTGGCTGCATCTAATAATATATCTGCTCCTGCTACTAAATTAATATCTGCGTCATCTGATAATTTAAGATCAGTTCCATCATGTTGGATATAAGCATTAAAATTACCACCAAATCCTAATTTGTTGGTCGAATTAAGTGCTATTCCACTACCATCTGTATGTGTAAGAGTAGTATCTTGATCTGCTCCAAAGTTAATAACACTACTATCTGCCAAATATAAATCTGACCATTCACTTTTTGCAGAACCTAATGTACCACCATCTGCTGTTACTGGTACTATATGTCCACTTGCTGATATGTCATTTAGTTCCGCAGTACTTCCAGATACTACGACTTTTCTCCATTGAGCCATTACTGTTCTCCTATCGACGAACCTCTATAGTTCGTACTATTAATAAATATAATATTTCTAAATAATTCCACTTTTCTTCTACTTAAATCTCTAAGAAACTTCATTTTCATACCCAAAGTAAAAGTCATCAGAACCAGAATAATATATTCCCCCAGCCGTGGCTGTAGGTGTTGTTGTTCTTGCTCCCAATATTGCTACTTTATTTTCAATTTTAAACATTAGTGCATCACTATTATCATAAATATCAAATCCACCACCAGTTGATTTCCAAAAGAAATCTGAACCAGTTACACTTAATGCCCCTCCACTTTCATTCCAATTTGTACTTCCATAGGTCAAATCATCAGTTATTGACAATTCTCCAACTTCCAATCTTCCAAATGACCCTGTTGAAGTAGCTGAACCACTTATGTTTCCACTAGCTAATGTAGATCCGACATACTGATATACCGTCATGTAAAGATAATCACTATTACCTGGGTCTACAGATGAATTAGTAAATTGTACTACCCCCGTTTTATAATCAAATGTATAATCATTAGTTGAAACAATATCATCACCATCTAATGAAGATGAATCTAATGAAGTTGATTTAAGTAAGGTTGCTAAATATCCTGGTGTAGAATCTTCTGTCGTAGAAGTTGCCAATCCTGCTATTGAATATTTAGGTGATATAAAATTCACCGTTTGGTCATCACTAATTAACTGAGCTCCAATTCCACTATCGCTACCCGTTGGGTCTAAAAAGAACCAAACTTCATTATTGGTATTTGATTTTGTCAATCTTTGTCTATACCAATATTTCATTACAGATTTACCTTCAGTAGAATAAGTTGAATGTATTTGAGTACTTCCACTATAAGGTAATCCACTTGATGGTATTAAATCAGCCTCTGTATATATCTCAGAAGCACCTAAATCTAATACCTCTGTAAACGATTCTTGTGAGGCGTTCAGGGTTTCGTGCGTATATCGTCGTGACGCTAACAGTCGACTTGATTTTTTTTCTTTATCTAAGGCTGCCATTTCTTATCTCTAACTAAAAGTTAATGTGATATCATCTATTGGTGTTGGATCACCCTTATATCTAACTATCACGTAAAGTTCGTTATCACTACTATCTAAATACATCCCATCTGCATTTCTTATTGGAACTGTATATGTTCCACTTGCTATACTACCACCACTATTTCCATATAAACTAATTGCTGTACTAAATGGATTTTTAAAATTATCTGCTGATATATCTGCTTCAATTAAGTTACTTGTGGTTTTTACTGGGTCATAAATTCTTGCCGTTCCCAAAGAAGCATTATTACCACTACCATTACCAGAACTCTCAAATAATATTGCACAAGATATTCCGTTAGTAGTTGCGTTCCAAGCTATCAATGTAGTATTATTAAGATTAATCGTCATACTCGAATACGTACTGCCCGGTGTTTGGAATCTTCTTATATAATATTTGTATGTTCCACTACCAAAACTTGATGGATACCAATATCGATATGTACCACCTGGATCCACTAAAAATCCTGGCTTTACTTGTAAATCATAATCACCTAGCTGATTTCCACCTCCTGTTAATTGGTATGAGGTAGTCCACGCAGCTCCACTAAATGTTTGTACGTTATCTGCTAATTTTATTCTAAAATCTTCACCAGTAAATGTTTCAGTTGTGTCTTGTAAGGTATTTGAATCATACCCTTGAGCTCTACCATATATTCCTAAACTACCACTAGCTGATGTTTGTCCGAAATCTCCTGCCGTATGATAATTAATTGTTTGTGTATCTAAAGTGGATTGTGAACTATTTCTATTTCTTGCTTTTGTGGCTACGGTAAATGTTGTATCGGTAAGAGTTGATGATTGTTGTATACTATCTGAAGTTCCACTATCGTAACTAACTGATGCAGTAACTATTGCAATATCATCATATCTTGGAACTCCACTATTAACTGCGGTGCTTCCATCACTCTGAAAAACTTTACCACTTGTCTGAACCGTTCCACCATTTGTGGAAATTGTATCTCCACTTATCGAAACACTACCAACACCAACTGAACCTGCTGTCATATCTACTAATGTGGTTGATGAAGGATACATCGGATTAAACAATCCTGTAATCTTTGTGGATACTTCAAATGTTGCATCTAATAAATACGGGACTCCACTTAAACTTCTTGAGGTAGCAGTTAATGCTTTATGAGTTGTTCCCGTATCATTTAATGAATTAGTTCCAATATCTGAATCTATTTGGTCTATTGGTGCCCAAAATCTATTTTTATCAGTTCCACTTTTAAAATCATATACTGATTGAGAACCACTCTTAATTCCTACTGCCAAATCATGAAATTTATAGTAACCACTTGAAGATACACTCGTGATACTACCCGAAGTAGCGTGCCATTTTCTTGACAAAGAACCACTCATAGTAGAAGTTCCACCAACATTCTCAAATTTACCATCTTGATATGCTGCAGGTATAACTGCTGGGTTTGCCGTGTTTATTTTTGCCAACTCCACACCATTAGTTGTTCCAAAACTTGTCAGAGTTTCATCATAATAAGATTGTGTGGTAAATTTATTAGATGACTCATCTGGTGAAGTATTTGTAGAAACATCACTAAAAGATTGTGTGGCCACTATTCTAATTCCAAATGTATTTGCATTTCCACTTGATAATGAACCTAACCCAAACAATTCTGAATCAGCAGATGACGATGCTTGTGATGAACCTGCAGAATTAGAATCAAAATCTACATAATGTGTTCTACCATTATCGTGATATACTGAAATACCACTAAAAACTGTTGCCCCAACACTCGTCCATCCTTTATGAACTAAATAATTTAAAGTTGTGTTACTTACAGAAGTATAATTTGTTGGTAAATAACCATTAATTGAATCTGTTGAACCTAAACTATTTTCAAGTGTATCAATACTATTATAGTATAGATTATTTGGTGCTGCATCTGATACATCTAAAGAATGACTTAATATACCAGACATAAATCTTAAAATTTCACTTATATGAGTTGTATTATCAAAATTCTGAAAATAACTACCACTTAATCCATTATCCCAAGTATTGGATGTTGGATAACCAACTTGCGTATTATTAGTGAATATTGCAGTTGATGAAGTTAATGGTGTGTTTACTTTTAAAGTTGAACCTGATATAACTGCTGACCCAGTTACACTTAAACTGCCTGTAAATTCATGTCTATCATCTAAAGTATCACCGAATATATGTGAACCACTTGCAAAACTTTGTGTTAAATACGTTACTGATGAAGAAACTATATAGGTTTCTGCTATTATATCTCCAGTAACTCTCATATCACCTAATACTCTACCACCAAGAGTTAAATTATCAGATAAATTAAAAGAACCTGTCATTTCATGTTCATTATCTGATTTCAGTCTAAATTTTACATTAGAATCCGTTTCACCATCTATTCTAAAAAGTATGGTACTATTAGCCCCATCATCATTAATATCTGCAGACATTGAAAGATGAGTATTTTTAGTATTAATATCACCGGCTGGTATCCACGTTATTCCATCATATATTTTTACAATTCCATCTGAATTATTGTAAAACATCATACCTTTAGAATCAGTAGTCATTCCAGTTGGATCAGAAGAACCTGATGGTAACATCATACCTTTCTTATTACCAAGTAGAACTGTAAATGAGGCAGATTCGTGTGCCCAAGTATCTGTTCCTACAGCTCCTGTATACGGAATCCCTGCTACTACTTGTTCGCTAACAAGTGATTGACTTGACCCCGAAAGGCTGAATGAACCAGTAAACTTAGGATTTAATTGCTTGCTGTCTAATAAAGCCATATTCTTCTCGTTTTAGTCGTTTCCAATACATTTTCATCCCTATAGAAATTTGTTTCTTGTGTTGAATGGTTTTAGGTTGTTTCAATTTCTCAATCGTATCCATTGAAACTTTCCTATCTATTTGTGCACAAGATTTACATACGGCATTGTTTCCTACAGCGCGGTCGAAAGCGTCCTTTCTTGTATAAGTAATCATTTTAGTACAATCTGGACACCTACGATTTTTTCTATGCTTCCAATGGCGTTTTCTCATATCGGTAATAAATATCACTTAACTGAAATAGTAGAAGAAAAGTGGAAACTAATTAAAATAAAGCTTGACTTATATAGGTTTTATGTTGTATATTCAGTTATGATATGAGTTAATATAATGTCCAATTGATTAAATAAGCTCCTCCTGGGATACCAGGGTGTAGGGAGGCCCCTAATCCGGGAAATACAGGTTCAGAGTGGTACAATCTACACAACCTAAACAAATAATAATCAATTAAATTAAACAAAGGAGACACTATGTCTAAACTCAAACCAAAAAAACAATATACTATACAAACTACCGTTTATCGCGGTGGTCATCTAGTAAAATCTACAACCGTCAGTTACCCAGTCAAATGGGTCAACAGACATAACTTGATTGAGGTCATAAATAACATGACCTCACTCAAAAATAATGAAAATAAAGCTTGACTCGTATAGGCTTTTAGTTGTATATTAGAGTAACGAATAAAGGAATAAAATATGAGTTATGTTAAAAAAATGAAAATCACAAATGAAATCACCGGTGAGGTTATAAACACCACCGAAGATAAAATGAGAAGTGTAATGGGATATGTAGAAATGTTAACCGATTCATTAGAACTATCAGATGAAACAGTTAAATCTCTTATCCCCCGGATGTTAAAGGGTGAATCTGTTAATTTAGAAGAAGTAATGAAGTTGGAGGCCCGATAGGATAATGAATAAAGAAGAATATTATATTAGTGATTGGGATATGATGATGGATCAATGGCCAGATTGTCCTGTTGATGGTTGTAAAAATAAAATAAATTTAAATTTAAATAGTGGTAAATGTTTCCCACATTCCGAGGGAAGTTACCATTGGAAAAGTTTTAAGATTTTGTTTAAAAATACATTTATAAATTCACCAAGACTTTTATGGAGAAAAATGAGAGAAATACAATGAACTTAAATGAATATATAATAGACGAATTCCCATCACCAGAATATGATAGGAATTTTATAAATGACTTGGTTAATAATTACTCAGGTGATACCAATCCTAATGGTGATTTACTGGATAACATGGGGTTATATAACTATATATGGGAGTGTTTAGTCGCAATAGAACATCCAGGTACAGAATCTGCAGATACGGAGTCACTATTGGATGATTTAGATGACTTGGTATCTGATGTGAATGAAGCTGAGAAGGATAAAAAATATAAAGTAGTGCTAGCACCATCCTTTCCTGAGGAGTACCGCTCAGTATTTGAAGATATACTGGAAGATTGGGAAAAAGAAGATAAAAAAAGTGAAAAAAAGGCTTGACTTGTATAGCTTTTATGTTGTATATTAGAGTAACGAATAAAGAAAGAAAATAATGTTAAACTTAATAAACTTAAAAAAAGAACTCAGGAAATTAGATAGTCTTTCAGAACTGAACGATTTATCAACTTTCATTAATGAGTGTAAAACTATGTTGGGTAAATCTTCACTAAGTGTTGGAGATAATGTCTTTGTGGTTCAGAAAACTAAAAAGACTCCAGGAGTTATCACTAAGATGAAGGTTAAGAAAGCCATTGTTGAGATGAGTGGTATGTTATATAATGTTCCATTAGCAATGTTAGAATTAGCCTAATATGTATAAATTTATTAATGGAATTCAACCAAATCCAATCAAAGGTGATTTTGATGGGGCTATGGATAGATTACTTGAAAATATTCATAAAGACTACGAAAAATGGCGTGGTGGTTATGAGAAATTAAACGAGAAACTATCATTAAAACCAGGTAGGAAATTTATAAAGGTTATAAGAGGTGGTTCAGTTTGGGGATTTGTCGCTAAAACTGATGGTGTTCATAAAGGATTACCAATAAAATCTGGTGATGTATTAAAAGCCGCTGGTTGGAGTGCTCCCGCTAAACATACTCGTGGTAATATATTTGATAAGAATCAAGATTATTTTCAATGGACAGGACCCAATTATTTATAATTAAGCGTTAAATTTACCGTGAGCGATAATCTCGTCATCTCCCTCTAATACATAACCTATAGAACTCACATCTACTTTAAGATAAAACGCTGCGCCTGCTTGTTCTATTTCTAATGCATCATGTTCCATATATTGACCATTTATAAAAAATACAAAATCATCTTCACTCGTTGCAGTAATTCCTGTTGGGGCTGATGCTGTAACTGCTGAAAAACTAGCCGTGGCATATCCAGTAAGTTCATTTAACGTAGCCACGGTCACAAATGACGAAGCTTTCTTAACATAAGATTTTCTCAAATAATCTAATCTATGTTGAACATATATTTTTGAAGTAGCGGCATTATCTACACTTGCTGTTGCAGGTAATCCTAATACTTCTCCCCCACCACTAAATGTTAAATCGGCGTTACTCCCCATAGTAGAAGATGCAAGTGAAGTAATTGTTTTGTTGGTTAATGTATCGGTTGTAGAAACACCAACTATATTGATATTACTACCAGCGGCATTATCTATAGCCCATCTTGTTTCACTATGGTCAAATATTAATTGTGCATTTGTACTACCTAATCTACCAACTCTTAATCCACTATCTTGTGAACCTAAAGCAGTTGATCCACTAAAATTTATATCAACGATAGGATCTTCAATTGAAATCGTAGCTTGATTAAATACACTTGAAGTACCTTCTACAATTAAATCTCCCCATATTTTTACTGAGCCGGTTGGGTGTCCTAATGGATTTATTTGTAAAACAATATTTGAACCATAACTTCCAGTAGAATATATGTTTCCACCACCAGATTGTTCTACTGCATCATATAAATATAAATTTTTTCCTGCAACATATCCACCAGTACCAGCATCAAGTGATCCAGTACTAACTTCATCTAAAGATAAAGTATCCCATTCAATTTCATATAATCCTGTAGCTGATGAGGTGTATGCACTCGTTCTTAAAACTCGTCCACCTACTGTTCCCGCTTTTGCTTGTCTTGATAAATCTATTAATGCCATTATATTATTTCCGTTTGAAATTCAAGTTGTATCTCGTCACCATCTTGTAAAGTAATTCCACGTAATACTCCACTTAATGCGTAAAGTTTCCGTATATGTATCTTTCTATAATTAGTAGCAAAATACCAATCTACTCCTGAAGTATTCGTCCAGGGAGTTTTATTAATTTGATTCACTCCATTTACTTTCACTCTTGTTCCCATTGCAGTTGCACTAAATCCGGCGGATATCCCTAGATTAAAAGTTTGATATGTTGATGCATTTGTCTCTATATCACTATATCTCAATTCTCTTCTATGTCGTTGTATAAATCGTACTGTATCTTTATAATGTAATACATGATGTAAATCTGTAGCTCTAGCATTTCTCATATTCATCGTAAATGGCATCTTATCTTGTCTACCATCTTTTAAACTACCAGATACATTACTATAAAATTGTAATTGGTCTCCACTAAATACCGATTCACTTACGGGTGCGGTATATTTTCTTGTTGAACCTTTATATCCTTGTAATTCTGTTATCATCCCACACTCAATACATATTTTATTACTATATCATCTGATGCATCTATATTTATTCCCACCCCACCAGTATATGGTTTATTTATAGCAATTTTTCCTGCCGTAGAAGAACTAATATAAAAATCATAATCAGTAGTTACTGTTGTTTGATTTGATGGGTTACTTGATAAAAAACTCCCATTTATTGATACATAAACCGTACCATTAAATAAAGTTTTTCCACTCGGCACAGTAACTTGATATATTTGTTTCTCTGGAGTAGCCTCTGTCTCTAATGAATGTGACTGAGACCCACTAAAACTACTCTGTTTTTCCGTCATAGATGAAGATACAAACCCATAAGTCATTACTGCTAAACTATCAGTGCTCGAAGTTGGTTCTCCATCAGACCTCATAATATAAAAAGTATTTCCACCATATGTGTTTGTAAATTCTAAATCTTTTGTTTCTTGTCCTACAGCACTTCGTGCTCCTCGTATAAAATCAGTAGCACTTCCTAATCCACTTTGTACACCACTTGAAAATTTCCCACCAGTCAATGTTACGGTTTCTGCTCGTTGATCTGGTGAATAAACACTTGAAAAACTTAAATCTGTTTCATCATTTATATTAACTCTAGCGGGTGTTAAATATTTTCGAGTATTTATATAATTGTTAAATGCTTCAGGTATTAAATAACCTCTAAAATTAAATGAAAAAGAAGTTTTAATCATCCTTTCATTATCTGCCATCTCTGTAGCATCTTCAAAACTTTCTACATTAACTTTAAATTTAAATTTTCCAGGTTCTCCCCAATATGCACCATCACTATATTGTATTTTTTCAATAATACTATTCATTTGTTCAATATATGCTGTCCATATAATACATTCATAAGACATAATAACATAATCTGGAACTGCTACATTATATAATTCTCTTTGTGGTAAAATTCCTTTTTGTGCTGAAAATTTATCATAACGATTTTCTTGAGTGTATTTTTTCTCAAATGTATAAAATAATTTTGGATCATTTGCATCTAACTTATCTACTGCCATTGTATCATCTTTAGCAATAGATGTACGTCTAAATGCAATCATAGGAGTTATTAATTGTTTTTTACTATCTCTAAGGTGTCCATTTTTTTGTATAGTTTTCCATCTTTCAGGATTTGCATACATAATAGGAACTTTTATTTCTTCACCCTGTTCCATCACCGTAGGAGATATAGTATTTTGAAAATAATACATAATTGCAGCGTCGTGATCCATCAATGTAACTTCTACATTTTTCTGCTCTTGTTTATCACGACGACGTGCCTCTCCTCTATTTGGAACGGGAGAAGTATAAATATATCGTTGTGATCTTGGTAATGGTTTTAATCTAGCCACTAATTACTCCGTATTCTTTCAATCTGTAAATTACTTTTTCTAACAAGAAATGCATTACACACAACCGAAAAATTACTATCTACTTGACCACCAAGTAATTGATTTTCATTCAAGGAAGCTATTTCCCAATGTGCATAATTCCAATCAATTATATCACCGATACTTGTAACTAATGGTAATCCTACTAAATAATCTCTCTCAAATGAAAATGTTGCAGTTTGTCTCATATCTGGCCCAAACTCATCTGTGTTGAAATCGAAATCTTCAGCAGAAACTAATGAAGGTAATTGTACCCCTGGTAGATAAATCTTTCCAGCAGATGCTTCCCCATATAAATTGGTTGCTGTATTTTCTACAGATAAACGAAACAGTTTAACAAAAGTATTGATAATCCCTTCTTTATTATCACGAGGACTACCAAGTAATTCTTTATTTACAGTTTCAAAAAAGTTTCTGTCTGTTTGACTTAAAAATCTTGAAGCCATATTTTTATCCTATAAAAATTGGTATTGGAACTTTATTTAATTTCTGCTGTAAAAACTCAGATTCCTCTTGGTCTTTTTCTGTCAGAGCTCTTCTACTCGTTTGTTCTAATGTTTCTCTCAACTGAGTAATCAATTGTTCTTTTTCAGTAGCTGCTTCAGTTCTTAAAGCATCACCGTCCATAGTTACTTCTGAGTTTGGTATAGGTATTGTTCCATATTTACTTCTAACTGCACCTAAAATCTCTTTAGATAATGCCAAACCATATTTACGAATCCAAGTTTTCCCAGGATCATTAATTTGATTATAATTCATATTATTATATGGTACATTAGAAAAATCTGATATAGAACCCGTTACAGAAGTTCCCACTCCCTCAACCAATCCACTTTTATCTTCCGTTAAATAATAATCAAACCATACTTTAAAAGTATCACTTGGATCTGGAAATATTCTCAATTTATTATTAACTAAATGAAATGAATATGCTGATTTTCTAATCTCATCATTTAACTCAATTGCCTGTACTCTCAACAAATCCTCAAATATTGGCATCATTGTAAAAGAAACGGCGGGTGAATACGAACCAAACCCAAATCCTTCAATTAAATTTTGAGTTCCATATCCAGTTGTTGCGTATGGATCAAAATATCTTTGAATTGCTGGTGTTGCTCCATGATAAACTCGTCTAATTTCAATTGCTTTTCCAGATTCAGATACTGCTGCATATAAAGCATTTAAATCATATAATTGACTACCACTATTTACTGTGATTGAACCTTTCTTTAAATCTACTTGTCCACCAACGGGTAAAGTAGCTTCCGTACCATATTGGTTAGACAATGCTACAGTTCTTCCTAATGTTGGTGTAACATTTTTATGTGTTAAATCTGAACCTGTTGATTGTCCTTTTAACTGTAATAAGTTATCAATTATATTATATTGATTTACCTGTGAGGAATATTCTAATGAGGCCTCTTCAAAACATGCATAAAAACTTGTATCCTGTAACTCTACGTCCATTATAGGATAGCCCAATCTACGGGCTGCCCAAGTTGCGAATTTCGGTGCGTCTGTTTGAAATGTTGATTGATTATCAAAAGTTCCAAACGGTGTTGATTCACTTACGGCTGAACCACTTCCTGGCCATATTGAGGTTTGTGCCATTTAAACTTCTCCAATTAAATAAAGTTATTCACTAATAAATAGATGATAGGGGAAAAGAAAGATTATAAGAGTTATAACTAATTAATTTATCTGTGTTCTTGTTCGTTGTTTTGTGGGCCTTTGACACTACTTACTAATATGTTATTTGCAAAATAATTGTTATCACTAGAATTAATATCAGTACTATCTATAAAATACGTTTCAAATTCATCATCTATATCTTCAAACCCTACTATTGTAACTGCATCATTAACCAATTCTGTATAATTACCTTCCACTTCCATACGAATATCTTCTATTGCCTTTCCCGTTCCCAGTATAGGAAATCCACCAATTTTTAATTGTGCTGTTTCCCATTCATTTCTTGTAACCACATTATTAAATCTTAAATCTTCTATATCATATTTACTTTCTGTATACTTTTTTTCAGGTGAATATGATTCCATTCCTACATTACAGCAAAAATGGTATCCCAAATCTTTAGCCCAATCATCAACTTCGTCTATATCAGTAACCATTTTTGCACGAGCACCTACTCTATCATATTCTTCCATACCCCCATCCACATCACTACATCCACGAGTTTCTATACCATCTTCACGATAAACAATACCACACGGCATAGCTTGCATTCTTAATGGGTGACCGATAGTAGTAATTAAATCAGTCCCATCACTAAATTTTATTTTAACTAACTTAGTAGCTCGTTGTTTTTTTACTTTTCTAACTTTAGTATATGTGGGAGTATTCATCATAGGATGTGCCCCATCATAATCTTCTGAAGCCATATCGAATGTTTTTATAACATCACCAGTTTGAATTTCTTCTATGGGTTTCTGATAATCATCTAACATAGTAATTAACGTACCAGATGATAATCCAGGAATGATTTGTTCCATTATTAATCTACACCTAAACCAAGTAAAACTCCATTTGCAAAGAAAGTTGATCCTTTATCCAATCCACCAATACAATACATAGTAAAATCATCCTTACCTTCTTGAGATTCTACTTCCTCGACTGTTACATCATATGATAATCCTTCACCATCATCCACAAAAACTGGATCATCGGCTGCAATTGCTGAAAATCTACTTTCAGGTTCACCTTCAGCATGTTCACCTGCACCATAGACTTCTTCTGCTGCTTCTTTACTTGCAACTACCCAATTCGTTCCTTCTTTCATCCCATATATTGGACTATCTGATGATAATACCAAATTAGTATCATTACTAAGTGATATTTTACTTACATCTACACTTTCAATAGTGTTTTCTTGTACTTCAGTAACAGCTCCTGATGTTTGTTCATTTACCTCTATATGTGCCGAATCAAAATCTTCTGCTGATCCATCATATGTTTGAATTTTATCCCCTACTAGAATTTCTTCTATTGCCTTTAGAGAACCATCTTCTAGTGTTATCAAAGTACCTGTGTTTAACCACGACAAATTTGCCATCTTGTAATCTCCTAATTATAAATTTAAGATATATAATCTCTACTATAAATATAATGATCACAAAAAAACCCCAATCTAAAGACTGGGGTTTTTTCAGTTATCTTATAAGATATTAACCATTATACATAGTTAACATCAGCAACGATCACTTTACCGTAGAATTCTGGCCTGACCATCTTCTTGGCGTAGCGAGTCATTACACCTTTACGTGGAGTAAAGTTAGTTGGGTCATAGACCAACGGAGTCATTATAAGAGGTACATACGGAGCATATACAGCACCTGTTTCAAGGAAATTACTTCCTCTGAAACCGACTAAGATTTGATTCTCAATCATGTATGGGTTCTTATAAACAGTATATCTGTTGTTCAATTGACCAACCTTCTGAACGCCCATTGCGTAAGAGGTGTTGGTTGCATTACCATCAGTATCAGCGGCGTAGCCAGGGATACTTTCGATGATAGTTGCAGTTTCAGGAGAAACTACGATGAAGTTTGCACCACCACGTAGAGTCTTCTGATGAATTGCGTTACTTACAGCTTGTATCTTGTTACCAAGAGTCTGGAACCAAGTTCCTTTTGTGTAAGCGTTAGAGTTACCAGATGCTTCAACAAATAATCTAGATGCTGAGTCATACTCGTATCCAGGTCTAGCACTCCAGCGTTCCTGTTTAGCAGATTCGTTAACTAACAACATATCAAGGATTTCCAAATCAATTTCCATTGAGATGTATTCACTTAACATTGCTGTTAATTCGGCTTCTGCATCAACACTATGATAAGCGTTAAGGTCTTGAGCTAACTCAGGAGTCCATACAGCTTTCAGTTTACGTGTTTTAGCAACGATAGAGACATTACGCATTTGGATATCAACTTCGGGTATTCCAGCTGCTGTAGTGGAATCACCACTTGTGGAAGTATCTTCAAAATCTCCACGAGTTGTATCGGTTGGTTGTTTGTGATATTTAACACCAATACCTGTAGCCGCTCCAGTAATATCCGCTATAAACGAATATGTGGAAGCTGCTGCACTGTATTTAGTATGTGCGGGGTAGTATGCGGCTACTCCAGATCCAGAAAGTTCAAATGCACGAACACCAGAATGATCTGGGTTTGTGAATGCACCTGTACCTACAGTAACTTTAGATAAAGTTCCTGCGGAAACAGAAGCTGAAAGATCAGGTTCGAATTCAACATCATCCCAAACAACAGAACCAGTAGTATATACCGTAGCACTTGCAGTACTACCTGATACTAATGTTCCAGTTGCGGAATCGTTGACGGAATATCCGAATTTACCAGCACCATAAAGTCCACCACTAGCATCAGCGTTTGATGCAGAGGTGTCACCATGGATATCACCACCGACTGCATGTGCTGCTGTCTGTAATGTTCCATATTTGAAGTCAAGATAAAAGATCAGTCCACTTGGAAGGTTCATAGGTTGGACAGAAACGAAGTCCTGTGCTGCTAATTCACCAAAGATTCTACGAACCAGTGGTAATGCAACTCCAGACCATTCTTCTGTACCAGGGCCACCAACTCTTGATGTTTCATCAATGAGCTGTTTAGCTTGGTTTTCCAACAGTTGAGCCATATTGTGAACTTTATCTTCTCTATCAAGACCTTCTAATAGACCTGTGGCTTCCCACTTCGCGACGAGCTTTTCTGTTTCTTTCCTACGCTCGACGGAAGGGCTATAGCCGCCCATTATATTTTCAATTGCCTTAAGTGACATAATAAGTTCTCCAGTTTACTATTAAATAATCTTAGCTAACTTCTGAAATCTATCTTTCATAGAATCGCCTTCAGAAATTACTTCCTGTTTCGGTGATTTTGTTGAAGCGACAGGTTTAGATGCTGAGCCTTTAGATTCTTTAACAATTTCGGGTTTAGCTTCAGAATTTGCTCCGAAAGATTCTGCCATTGTACTATACACTAGCTTAACCTCACGAATATTCTTAGCTCTATCAAAGGTTTCAACTACTTTAACTTTCTGACCAGTATTCAAACCAAACACTCTAAATAGTTTGTTTGTGAATAATAGTTTTGCGTTAAGTAAGTTGACTTCGTTCAACTTAGAACGAAGATATTTTACGACATTGCGATGCTCGTCAAGATCGGATTTAAGTTGAGAAACTTGCTCTTGTGCTGCTTCAGCTTCTTCTTCTTCACCTTCTTCTTCTTGAAGTGCTTTTATGATTTCTTCTAAGTCGATTTCCTCTTCAACATCCGTTACAGCATCCTCTTGTGGGGGTGCTAGTGGATCGTCAGCGGATTCGGCTAGAGATGCTTCATCTGCAGGTTCGCCTTTTTCATCTTCAGGATTTTCACTTCCTGCTTCTGGGGCGTCTGCTGCTGCAGGTTCTTCAGAGCCTTGGCCTACTTCAGACGAATCTGATGCTTCAGCGGCTGGTTCTGTGTTTTCTGCATTTCCGATATCAGAAGAATCAAGAGTTTCATTAGAATCGTTATCGGGGGAAATTGTATCAACTTCACCTTCGGTAACTTGTTCGTCTGTAGGCTCTTCTTCTTCAGCTTCTTCTTCATTAAGCTCATCTTCAAGTTCTTTCAATACTGCTTCGAGGTCTAGATCAGCGTCAGAAACTTCTTCGTGGCCATCTTCAACATCCTCTTCAGAATATTCTTCTTCCACTTCAGCTTCTTCTTCAGAAACTACTGGTGCATATTTAACACCATTGATTTCAATCACGCCTTCTTCTGCAGGTATTGCGACTTCTTCTTCATCCTCATCTGAAAATTCAGCTGGAACTTCTTCAGGAGCAACTTCTTCATCTTCATCAGAAAATTCAGCAGGTGCTTCAGGAGCAACCTCATCATCTTCTGCTGAGAATTCAGCAGGTACTTCTTCAGGAGCTATAGCAACTTCTTCTTCATCTTCGTCTGAAAATTCAGCTGGTACTTCTTCATCTTCTACTTCTGCCTGAATCTTCTTTGAAAGCATAGATTGTAGGCGAGGAGTGAAAGCTTCTTCAAGTGCCATTTTAGCGTTTGCTAAGGCTGTTTCGCGAACTTGTTTTGCGTCTGCAATGGCTTCTTTTAAAAGATCATCCATTGTTTTTCTCCTAATTAATTAAAAACTAGATAAATTACCTAATTTAATTTAATTATTTGTTTGGATTTAAAATAGTTATTGGGAACTATTATGTGATTAGTTTTAAGGTACACTATATGACGGGATGGTTATCCCAATAGTGTATTTAGTTTTATATAAATATATATTTATTTAGGAAAACGTTCAAAAATTAGAAGTTTTTATCGTTTTCTACTTGCATATCTCGTAAATTTCGTGCTTTTGCCCTTAATACCATCTTTCTCTTCTTCAAAGAGGGTTTTGTATAGTATGATCTCTCACTTAAATCATACAATATTCTGGAATCTTTTATCTTCCGTTTGAATATTCTTAAAGCTTTTTCTACATTATTATTCTTTACTTTTACTTCTATCAAGTGTAACCTCTATTATTTATATAATTATTTTTGCCATCTACGATCAAATTGTCGTAAACTAACTCTTTTAAATTGTTTTTTTATTTCTCTATATGGATCATATATTTTTGGTTTAATGGATTCTGTTATTGGTTTATACTTCTTACCATCTATTGTAATTTCACCCATATCACCAAATTCATCTTCCATATCTTTCATTGCTTGTGCTCTAGCGGCTTCTTCATCATCGGGGTCTCCACGAGTAGGATCATCATCAAGTGCTGTATCTAAGTTATCAATATCATCGGGGTCATCTTCAAAATCTCTACCAGGAGCACCCGTAAGAGATGAACCTTTCTCAGAGTCGTCTTCTGGAGTATCATCAAGTTCACGAGAACCTGGTACTACTCCCATATCGTAATCATCTTCGTCATCGTCAAAATCTCTTTCGAAATCTCCACCACCTAATTTACCTACTGGTTCTTTCTCTGGTTTCTCTTCTTTATCTGGGGTAAATTTACCTTTTTCATCATCTTTACCTTTTACATATTTTCCATCATCTGTTTTTTTGAAAGTGGGTGCAGTTTTATCATCTTCTTTACCCTTTTCTTTATATTTTCCCCAACCAACGGATACATACTTATCATCATCATTTGTTGGGTCAGCTTCAGAAACTACAGCGTGACCGTCTCCACAATCTTCGTCATCGTAAGATTCACCCATATAATCTTCTAACGTGGGTAAGGATTCACCAAATTTTCTATTAGTCCAAGTGGACTCTTTTAATAGTGGTTTCATTTTAATCATTATCATACTCCAAAGAATAATCTTCATTTCCAAATTTATCCCAAGATGCAACTGCACCATTGAAATCTTCATATTTTTCGCCTGTATTAACCACTCTCTTTATCACTTGTAATCTTTGTATATTTTTATCCCTATCACCTTTATATGGATCGTCTGCGGTTGGATAACTTAACTGTCTATATCCACCCTTCTCGAACCAAGGTTCAGGTTTATTCATATTTACACCTAATACGCGGTCTTTACCTGCTAATGTCCATCCAGTATCGGGTTCTCCACCATCTGCTTTATATGATACAACATTAGTTGAAACTTCTTTCAAAATGTCCATCAATTTAATCACTCTCGTTATCACCCTGCCAATTTTTATCTATATAATTAAAGAATTTTGATTTTGCCTCATCACCCAATTCATCAGGAGAACCAACACCAAACTTCTTTAACGCGGCTTGAAAAAATTTCTCATATTCTTCTTTACCACCAGATTCTTCATTGACTTCATAGTATCTACCTACAATATGTCCCATATCTTCATATAGTGCACTCATTCTTTCTTGTAATCCTTGTGCTTCATTTGCAATTTTACTAAATTGACCTGAGAGAGAACCTAAATCTTTCATATTACGATTGATTGTAATTTTATCAAACCATTCTTCGGTTTCTCTTAAGGTATGAGTTCTTGCAGTCTTTGCAATATTAGCTAACTTTTCAGCAACTGATCTTATATCATTTTCACGATAAATATGTTTACCCAAAGAACCAAAATTTCTAACATCTTCTAAAAACTGAGATTCGTCAATTTCTTGTTCTTCGTGGCCATCCTCGTGGTCTTCTGGTATTAAAGACGACAATCTAATATCAGAGTTCACATCTTCAGTAGAAATTTTAGTCTTAAACATATCAAGATTTGAAAAGGCTGGTTTATTAACTACCCCACCCACCATAAAATTTTCTACTATTTGTTTTAATTTAATTTTCTTTGACATTATATGTCTCCTATTATCTCAATTTGAGTATCTTCTAAATTTATCTCTTACTTTATGCCACAATTGCTTTATAAAATCTTCTTCACCAAAATGGGTTCTTCTAATATCCCCTTGATTAAGTCCTCTTACTAAATCCAATGCCTCATACTTATGACTTTTTACTCCATTCATCATAGTCTTAATTACTTTCTGTGATGCCTTTCCTAAAATCTGTGACATTACATTTAAATCTTTATCAACGAATTGTTGTGCTTCAGGTGAACTAAATGGCTTACCATATTCGGCTTCATCTAATTCAATTAAATGTTGTTTAAATTTTCTATGACTAAATTCTTCGTTAGTTGATTTTTTAGATTCATCTACTTCAATTCCATCTTTTTCAAGTAAAAATCTTTTAAATTCTCTATGACTAAAGTCACCCATTATTCACCCCTAATAATCTTATTAATCATATCTTCTGCTTTACAATATGTTCCACAAGTTCTTCCTTGTGCTTTAGTTGTTCTATCTACACCCTCAGACATTGGATACATAAAAGCACCTTGTGTAGAAGGATTAGATACGAAATCAAATGCTATCAATTCAAAATCTGGTTGTACTTGTTGTAAATCTTCTCCATCTGCTTCACTAACTGTTTCTACTGAACCCATCCCACGAGACGAAATTCCGAGTTTAATTCCTGCTTTAAATAATTCTTTTAATATATTACCACTTGGTGTACCCAATACTTCAACCGTACCAAGTAAATCATCCCCCAACCAATGCATCTCTTTAATATTATGTGAAACATTCTGTAGGTTCACCACAGATGAATCTGGGTGGTCTAATTCCCCCATAGCCCGACGTTCTTTAATATAGGTGGTTGTATACTTCTTAGCCTCTCTTACTAAAACTTCACGTGGATAAACTCTACCATTTTGGTTTTTAGC